TCACCACCCTCGGCATTGATACCAACACCAGCAGTCAGAAGACGTTCGATGTTTGCACCCTTCTCATCCAGTTCAACCATACGGTCTGCAAGACCAACAAAGTCTTTAGATGGGTCACTAGTGACTGCATCAACAAACTTTTCGTAACGCTTGAAATCAATTCGGGACATAATGCTGTGTTCTTTTTGTTTACTATACTGAATTATTAATTAAGTGTCAATCCTCTAGAATTTAAATCCAGAGAATTTACTTGTTTTGTCTTCTTCTGGATCATACTCTTCGTCCTGACCAGAATCAAGAATATCTTTCTGAGCACTTTGCTCTACATCATACAGACGCATCTTTGCTCTATCAATACCAACAACAAACCTTCTGTTCATTGCAAGGTCATTATACCTGTTCTTAAGTTGCTTCACCATAATCTGTCCAAGCGATTCAAGTTCCTCAGTGCCAATAAGGGCAAACATAAGATCAGCAGTAGCAGGGAGACCAAAGGACTCACTAGTGTCAGTAAGGTCAACATCACTGCTACTATAACCAGAACGAGTGGTCTGCGTGGCAGAAACGATAGGGACGTTTGCTTCAACAGCCAGTCCTCTAAGTTCTTCTGCAATGCTCTTAATATAGCTATATGAATTGATAGAACCACCCTGCTTATATCTGCTGGAAGCACATATATTAAGGTAATCAATGAAAATAATATCAGGTCTAAATGACTTCTTAAGTGCAAGTTCGTTAAGAAGTGCCCTAAAGTGTCCAGCATGTGCAGAAGCAGTAGGATATTCCTTAATAATCAAAGTCCCTTGACTTTTCTTACTAACACTATTTACTTTGCTCTCAAACATAATTTTAGGTAATGTTTGAATATCCTGAATATTCACATTGAGAAGGTTAGCATCTACCCTTTCTGCAATCCTTTCTTCGGCCATCTCCATAGTGATATACAGAACATTTTTGCCCTGTAAGAGAGTAGAAGCGGCACAATGACACATGAACAAAGACTTACCCACACCAGTACCCGCAAGAGCAACATTGAGAGTCTTGTTAGGAAGACCACCCTTTGTAATTTTGTTGAAGTATTCCAGATCGAAAGGAATTTTATCCTCACGTTCGTGGTAGAAGTCGTATCGTGCTTCGATGTCTTTGAAGTAGTCATGTCCGATGTTGTTATCGAATGACACTGCTAGGGCATCAGACAAGATGCTAGGGATAGCATCACGATTCTTTTTCTCATCATCCCCATCAGCAATCTTGATGGACTCCATGAGTGCAAGATATATAGCACGATCACGACACCACTTTTCTGTGGTGTCTTCCAACCACTGACTATCTGCTTCTACTTCATTGATATTAGTGACATACTCACAAATAGTTCGATAAGTCTCTTCACTGATGTCAGTACGATTCTCTGCCTCAATAAGCAGAACTTCTTTAGTAGCAAGTTTCTCATACTGAGTAATGAAATTAGTAATCTCCTCAAAGACTACCTTCTCATGGAGATTTTCAAAGTATTCACTTTTGATAAAAGGTAGAACCTTTCTGCAGTAGTCATTATTAAAAATCAGATTCCTAAGAATAGTAGTCTCGACGTTTTCCATTACCCTCCGTAAGAGAATTCTTTTTCTGCTGCTTTATCCAACTCAATCATTACTTCTTGAGTGAAATATTTTTCTGGGTTTTCCATAATGGTTTTCCCATACTGAGTTGTGCCATCTGGGCACTGATACCTTGTACCTTTCTTAGGAAAGATATCATACTTCTCTGCTAGGTCAAGAAGACCATAGTACTTATCCAATCCACGTTCATCATAGTATAGACGAACTTCGACTTGCTGATTTTCTTTACTCAAACGAGACTTTTGAGTCTTTGCTTTGATAATGTTACCAACGATGTCTGTACCATCTTTCTCTTTCTTTTTAGAAAGATAGATGATAGTAGATGCTGCATACTTGAGTCCACTACCTCCACCCATTTCTTTTGTAGGAACATAAGCACCCACAACATCATAGGTATGGTTGGTGACAATCATGGGAATCTTTGCCTGTCCCATCTTTAAGGTTAGCATACGGAATGCTCCTTTGACCAGTTGTGATTTGGTCATATCCCTGACCTGCTTCTCATTAAGAGCATCTGTGATTTCCTTCTCAGTAGAAAGCATTCCAAGAGAATCAAGAACAAACATGCAGGGTTTACGGTCTGCCTCAGGTGCCTTCAAATACATGTCAACTGCCTTGAGTGCTTTACTACGAAACTCTTCAATAGTTACGACGTTGACGACAACAACTCGTTCCAAATCAACACCCCTTGATTCAAGGAGAGACTTATTAACTGCGGCTTCAGTATCAAAGTAAAGGCAATACCCGTCAGGATTATTATCAAGGAAGTTCTTAACCACTGCGAGGGAGAAAAAAGTTTTTCCAGTACTAGACTCCCCAGCAATGGCAGTAATCTTATTCCCAGATACACCACCAAATAAAGACCCTGAAACAAGTCCGTTAAAAATGTACGAACCTGTGTCCACATAAGTTTCTGTTTCATCAATCGCAGATGCTAGTTGGGTGTATTCACCACCAATTTCTTTTACAATGTCTTTTAAAAAATCCATAATTACTCCTCATCGATAGCAATATTTCCAGATATAGATATTCTTTGATCATCCGTATTATAAAATGGATACACTTGATGCGTTAGAGATGAAGGAAAAATAAACATAGTTCCTTCAACTTCTGGATCCATCTTAACATCCATTCGTTCAATATCACCAAGAATATTAGTGTATAAAAACTCAAAATCAGAAGCACATGGATTGTTTGAGTTAGCAGAAATTGGAAGACTATACTGCTCTTTGTGTCTTGTCGGAATTTTCATCCAAATAACAAATGATAATATTCCAATATGATAATGAACTGGATTAAAGTCGTGCTTATTTTGAAAGTTTACCCAAAAAGATTCTAGTTTCAGTTTGTTATCTTTAACATGTTGTATTGCTCTGTGTCCATTATCTTGTATGTACTTATGAGCAGCATACTCTAAATGATTTTTAAAAAAATAATTACCCTTATCAACTAAAATCAAACTCTCATTGATATTACCAGCAAGAGTTTGTTTAAAAGAACGTGGATTTTCAGTTGCTTGCTTCACCCTATCCCAAAGATATCCTACAGCAGTAGGACCAAGTTCACACTTGTATAAATTCACATTGCTGGGAATTATTGTATACCATGTATCTTCCTCAAACGTCATAGCACAAAACCAAATTGTTCACGGGCAACTTTTTTATAGGCACCACCAGGATTATTTTCACGAATTTCCTTGATAGTCTTCAATTTCTGATACAAAGATGTATCTCCACCAAGACGCAAAGCACTTACAATAGTGTTCAATTCTTTATCGTTGATAGGGAGTTCCATTAGGAAAAAAATGATTCTAGGGTAACGGTTCGTTCGACTTTCCAACCAATTGCATCCAAAACGACCTTCATGGGATCAAGGAATGCCTTTGAGAATTGTAGGTCATAGTCGATATATTTGTCTAGTCCGAGTTCCACAGGGAAATCAGAGATGAAAGATATAACATTCTCACGAATAGGATTTGGAAGTTTCAAATAGCAGAACTTAATTTTCTCACCATTCTGAATAGAAGCATACTTCTTATCCAATCCCCTTTCTTTAATCATGTGATTATAAAGCAATGCACCTCTTACATGGATTGGTGTTCCCTTTCCGTAGATTGTTGCATGTGCTTTATGCTTCATGACATCAGATGCTGTCCTAGGAAAAGAAATTTCCTCAGGTCCATATTGATTAAATTGCTTTCTCGACTCTTCAATAAAATCAATCAACTCATCTTCTGTCTTAGTCATAGCAATTTTGAGTCCATCCTTAATCATCTTACGGCATGGAGCAGGAGTTGAAGACTTTACTGCTTCAATGCCCATGATTTTTAGTTTAGGTTCTTCGTATCGAACACCTTCACTATCCCATACATTAAGGATGTATCGTTTCTTTGCTGTCCAAATTCCACGGTTGGCAATGTTTTCCCGTTTCATCTGCATCTTTTGGTCGTATGCGTTCACATAGTCCGCCAGTTCTTGGTAAGAACTTTCAATATAAGGCTCAAGTTCCATTTTACAGATCTTGTCAAGGAAATTGACAACCTTTTCATTAGTTTTTTCTCTTCCCTTGTATACAATTTCGACCAAAGGACCCATGTTAAGGTAGATACTATCAGTATCAGAAGCAATAACATAATCGACATCACTTGTTTTCAACAATCTATTTAGATACTTATTCATTTTATTTTCAATCCAACGGATTGATACCTGACCAGAATAAGTAATTGCTTCTGCGTTTGCTAGTTTGTAATACCTGAAGTATTGATTACCAATAGCACCATAAGCAGAGTTAAGAGAAATCTTCTTCGCCATTTGA